CTACAACCGGTCGTCCACCACGTGCCGCGGCCACGCCGACTTGACGTCGTACACCACCATGTCGGCCACGCCCAGCGCGCGAATACGCGCGGCATCGAGTTCGCGGAACTGGCGGTGCGCCACCGCGAGCACCACCGCGTCGTACTGGCCGTACGCAGGGGCGTCAACCAGCTTCAGGCCGGACTCGCGTTCGGCCTCGTCCGCATCGGCCCATGGATCGAACGCATCCACCTGCGCGCCCTGCCCGGCCAGCAGGCGTGCCAGGTCCAGCGCCCGGCTGTTGCGCAGGTCCGGGCAGTCCTCCTTGAACGTCACCCCCAGCACCAGCACCCGCGCCCCGCGCAGTGCCTTGCCCTTGCCGGCCAGCAGCGCGTCCACCCGCGCCACCACGTGTGCGACCACCCGGTTGTTGACCTGGCGCGCGGTGTGGATCAGGTCCGGGTGGTAACCCACGCTCTCGGACTTGTGCAGCAGGTAATACGGGTCCACGCCGATGCAGTGGCCGCCGACCATGCCCGGGCGGAACGGCAGGAAGTTCCACTTGGTGCCGGCCGCTTCCAGCACGTCCAGCGTATCGATGCCGAGCCGGTCGAAGATCAGGGCCAGTTCGTTGACCAGGGCGATGTTGACGTCGCGCTGGATGTTCTCCACCACCTTGGCCGCTTCGGCCACGCGCAGCGAGGGCGCGCGCCAGGTGCCGGCGGCGATGATGCGCCGGTACAGCGCGTCCACCACCTCGGCCGCTTCCGGCGTGGAACCGGAGGTGATCTTGCGGATGTCCGGCAGGCGCCGCTGGCGGTCGCCCGGATTGATCCGCTCCGGGCTGTAGCCGCACCAGAAATCCTGGTTGAAGCGCAGGCCCGAGCCCTGCTCCAGCAACGGCACGCAGACTTCCTCGGTGGTACCGGGGTAGACGGTGGATTCGTAGATCACCAGGTCGCCGCGCTTGAGCCTCCCGGCGATCAGCTGGCTGGCGCCGCGCAACGGCTCCAGGTCGGGCTGCTCCCAGGCATCGATGGGCGTGGGCACGGTGACGATGAACACGTTGCACCGGGCCAGTTCGGCGGCGTCGGCGCAATAGCGCAGGCAGGTGGCCGCCGCCAGTTCGGCGGCATCCAGCTCCAGCGTGCGGTCATGGCCCTGGCGGAGTTCGGCCACGCGCCCGGCGTCGATATCGTAGCCAAGCGTGTCCAGCGTCCGCCCGAACTCGACCGCCAGCGGCAGGCCGACATAGCCCAGGCCAATGACGGCGATGCGCGGCGCACTGGCTGCGGAAATGTCGGCGCTCATCCCATCCCTCGAGGTTGCATGGCTGGTGCCCGGAGCCGGAATCGAACCGGCATGGGGTTGCCCCCGGCGGATTTTAAGTCCTGTCATGAACCTAAGTGTATCAATGCTCTCGGGCCATCTGGCGTTCCGCAAAAGCGGTGAAGTCGATGCACTGAATCGCCTGTTTTGCAAGGGTCATGGACGGAATTGCGGAACGGCTCTTGCGGCATCTCACCCGCTGATCCTGGACAGGCGCACCATGCCGCCATGGACACCCCAGCCCTCCCCCCTGAGTTCCACTGGCGCCCCCACGTCGGGCAGACCAAGGCGCTGCAGTACGGCCGGCACATGATCGCCATGGTGGATCCGGACGGCCCTGTAGCCCTGTCGACGCGGAACGTGGGCACCAGGAACCTGACCCGGAAGTCTCACCGCGACGGGGAGGCTGCCACCCGCTTCATCAACGCGTGGGCAGCGAAGTGGCGGGACCAGATCGTGGCCCAGTACGACGGGCTTGGAGTTGGATCGCCCCTCGTGCCCCAGCAACGCACTGATCCCCCGCAGGCATTGCCGTTCCAGGTTCCGGCGAGGAAGCCGCGAAGGCGGCGGTAGGCCTTGGCAAAATGCCGGTGGCCGATTATGACCATGACATGATGGACGCCGGCACGCTGCTGGACAGTCGGCCGGCGCCTCGGTTACGTGCAATTGTTTCCCTAGGCAAGGGGCAATCCGTACCGTTCGGAATACCACTTAAACAAGTTGTTGAAGTCCTCCGCAGGCGGAAGCGAATCGCCGGATCCACCAATCAAACATGCGATGTCGCCATCTAGGAAATTGGCAATGCCGCCAGCTGACGATCCAGAATTGATTACTGCTGCACCAACGGTTACGCGAATGCTGTCTGTCGCGCTGGTTGGCCCACTGCCACTCCATGCAGGAGATTTGCTAGCGCTAAGAGCACCATTTATGTAAAGGCTCAATTTGCGCTCGACATAATCAGCAGTTACAAGGCACATCACCCATTGCCCCACTGGAACTTGCGGAGATATCAAATCCTCACGAACATCAGCATCTAGCCGACGCGTCAATGCTTGAACGACATTTGATGCACCAGTCCAGTCTCCCAGCACGATGGCGAGTCGATTGTTGCTGTTGGCGAGAATTCCATTCTCAAAATTAATTACGAACCTTCCATCGTTCAACACCCGAGTACGCGCAACAGCAAATATCCAGGCCGCCCTTACGCCAGAAGCAAAAGATTGAGCGCCTACAGGCAGGCTAAGCGAACTAGGTGGAATGAACCTAACCACCCGATTTCCATTCAGTTCACCGTGAACGAAAGAAACAGTGCCAGCACCGATACCTAATTGCGTGGCGTCCCATGCATTTGCAGTCTTGTCTGCCCACTTCAAACTGGCCGACGGGCTTTCAACCACGCCAGAAGTATCATCAAGCCAGAACTTTGCACCCAGGTTTTCCGGCGTCCAATCAACGACCGACACGATGCCTGACCACAATGCCGATTGCCCTGCGGAATCCCGAACGCGCAGCGTGATCTGTAGCGTTGCCTCGACACCGATTCCGACCGCTGCGATCTTGTGGTTCCAGCTGAAGCTGTCGATCCACACGTCCTTGTTCTCGCGGTGCCGCACGCCGACGCCGGCGACGTTGACCGTGGCCGCGGCTACGGGGGGAACTGCGTTCACATTCGAGGGATAGACCGCGTTCTTCGACGCCGACATGACGTAGTTGCCGTCGGCCCAGCCGATCACATCGCCGGCGCCGTCGCGGAACTCCAGCCGAAGGCCGGCGCCGGCGTTGCCCGCGCTGGACGCGCCCTGCCGGACCCAGCACTCCGCACTGATGGGCACGCCCGGGTTGACCGGGTAGCGCGACTGGCTCGAGATTACCGAGCTACCGCCGTTGCGCTGGTACACGGCAGACTGGCTGCCGGTGATGGCGTTGTTGGTGGTCACCGACCAGCCGGCGCCGGCGGACCAGCCGGCAATCCCGTTCTCGAATCCAGGATTCTGGATCGGCGCGGCCTGTTCAACGTAGGCCGGCCAGGTGATGACCACCTCCGCCGTGCTGTTGTCCACGTAGATCGAGTGCCCCGGCGGCAGCGTGTCGCCGTCGATCTGCTCGGCTGCGCAGGCACCGACCGCGTTGTGGATCTGGAGCCGCCCCTCGTATGCCGCCCCGGGCTTTCCGCTGGGCAGCGTCCCACTGACATACAGCGCCGGGAGGCCTCGCCGCTGGTCAAGATCCGGCCGGTCGTAGATGCGGGTGACCATCAGATACGCTCCCCGACGAGGTACACGCTCAGGCCTTTGGCCAGCTCGGTGCCGACGGCATCCACGTCGATACTGATCTCGTCGCCGGCGGACAGCAGGTCGCCGCCGACGGCGAACACGGCCGGCGTCGCAGCGGTGCGCGTGGTCTTCTCCGCGTTGTCGAACGTGAGGGTGGTGCTGAAGATGCTCGCCCCGTTTCGGTTTACGTCCACCGCCACCGGTGTACCCGTGGCTTGCGCTACTGCTAGCGTGGCATAGACGCCGCCGTCGGCGATGGGGCGCAGCTTAAGGCCATAGGGCAACTGGATGACGGCCTTGCCGGTGCCGGTGGCGATGTTGGTACCGATCAGCACGCTGCGGTCGTCCAGGCGGATGCTCTGGATGTCCGGCGAGGCCTGCAGGCGCAGCAGGTCGCCGGAGGACACCCATGCGTCCGAATCGGCCGCGTAGCAGGTTGCGCTGATGACCGAACCGCGCGCGCGCGTCTCGTTGGTGAAGTCGTCCGGCGGCAGCACTTCTCCGCCGGCCTCGATGGCGATGCGGACCTTGCCGGTGCCCAGCTGCAGGGCTGAGAAGAACTGCCCACGCTTCCAGTCCGTGTCGCTGCCGGTGTTGGCGCGGATCGTCAGCGTCACGTCGTCGGCCGAGCTGATGACGATGAGCGCGTTGTGGTACTCAGCGCCGATGATGGTGTCGCCGGTGATGTTGGTGATGATGTTCGGCGCCACGGTGTAGATTGGCGTCTGCCCGATCCACGGCCTGGCGTAGCCGCGCAGCACGGTGAAGCCCCGGATGCCTTCGGCTGGCGGCACGGGGAAGCGGATCACGGGCGGCGCGTCGGCGGTGGCCGGCACGATGGTGTAGGCGTCCGGCGGCACGACCAGGTAGTCGGCCGCGCCGGCGGTGGCCTCCATCGCCGTGTCGTAGAACAGCGGGTCGAACACGTCCGCGCCGTCGAGCGGGAAGTCCGTAGACTCGCCGTCACCCTCCCAGGACCACGCCTTGGGCGTTACACCAGTGGTTCCGCCGCCGCCCTGAATCTGCTCGATCAGCACGAGCGCTGAGCGCAGGTTCAGCGCGTCGGCATCGGCCACCGCATCACCGACCCGAACGATTCGATTTCCCTTAGCATCCCATACGAAATCGCCTGATTCCGGGTCAAGCCCCACCAGCATCGCCCCAGCGGCCAGCTGCTGGATCATCATTACCGGCGAATCCTGATCCTCGTTCAGGGTGTCGGCCAGCAGGTCGCCAAGGTTCTGGTAGTCAGTCAGGCGGAGGAAAGGCATGGCCCGCTGGCGTACGACCTTCGCGTTGTTGGCTGGCGGCGTCATGAAGGTGATGTTCCCGCCCGCGGGATTGCCCACGCCATCGACGGTGTAGTGGACGCCCAGCTGGCGCACCTGGCCGTTGACCGTCACCAGCAGATGGCTGGCCTGCAGCACCCGGAAGTTGTACGGGAAGACGGTGGTGACGCCGTTGGCGATGGAGGTGTTCGGGCCGGTGTAGACAGGGACGGTCATGGGCAGTGCCTTGCGAGGACTGCCCCGGATTCTCTGGCTGTGGGGTGTTCCGGTTCCCGACTATTTCCCGCGGTGCTGATCTAGGCAATCCGCCGTCGCCGCGCGCTTGTTCTCGCTATCTTCGAAGGCACCAAGCGCGCCAACGTAGGCCGCCGCCCAGGCGCGCCAGTCAGTCGTCGTCGGCGGGGCCGGTGGACGCAGGGCAATCGCGCGTTCGCTGCACCCGGCAGGCGGCACGAAGCGCGCGGGCGTGGGCTTCTTCAGCGATGCGCAGGACGGCAGCATCAGCAGCAGGGTCAGGATCAGCAGCGGTCGCATGGATGGCCTCCACGGCCTGGGCGGTGCGGGTGCGGGTCTCATGGCCGCGCGTGTCGATGGTGGTGGCGGTGCCTGCGCTGATCTGCACGCTGGCCGCGGTGGCCTTTGCCTCAGCCTTCATGGCCCGGTTCTCGGCCTTGGTAGCTACGTCCGTGCGGCCTTTCAGGTAGTTGCACCCGCCGAAGGCCAGCAGCACCAGCAGCACCCCCAGCAGTCCGTAAGCGCGCGGGGTCATTGCAGCTGCCCTCGGCAGGTAGCCATCTCCCATTGCCGCCGCGGGATGATGCCGCCGCACTTCTCCTTCCACTCCGGCAGCGCGCAGTCGCGCTTCACGCCGCCGATGCGCACGTACCGGAACCTCCAAATCTCGCTGCACACCGCCTCACGCTCGCCAGCGTTCAGGCGCTTGGCTGCGGTGCTGCTGCAGAATGCGCCGGTGCCGACGTTGTAGGCGAAGTGACCCCAGGCCTTGACCTCATGGAACTGGAACTCGCCACGCACGCAGTGCCCCATGTTCCGCAGCATGGCCTGGACATACTCGGCCTCAAGCCGCGTGCACTCGTCGGGCGTGTAGCGCTTGCCGGGAATCACGGCCGAACCGGTGATGCCGGCGCAGACGGTCCAGATGCCGCCCGAGTCGCGGTAGGGGATGAACTTCCGCCCCTCGTGCGCCGAATCGTCCTGCCCAAGGGCCGCAAGCAGCGCCAACACCAGCGCCGCCGGCGCGGCGGCGAATCCGAACTTCCGGCCCTTCGCTTCGCTGTGATCAGCCACGGCGTTTGACCCACGCCCAGAATCGGCGAATGGAGAACCACCGGGCGCGCCCCCAAGAGGTCCAACGGCCCCAGTTGCGCACCATGACGGTGAAGGTCTGCACGAGGGTGAAGACGATGGTGCAGACCACGGCCACGTCGCTCAGGGTGTACCCCGGCGTGTAGGTGCTTACCGTGATGCCGGCGGCCGGCACGATCTTCGCGGCGGCCACGGCCAGGTCCTGGGTGATCTGCTCTTTCATCGAAGCTCCGAACGGGTGGACGTTCAGCGCTCGAACACGACCTCATGCTCCCCCGCGCTGTGGCGCCAATCGTCCCGCGCGGTGATGTTCGGATTCCCGACTATCTGGCCAACGCGCTCCGGCGTGTCGGTCAGCGCGCCGGCGCCGGCGTCGATGAAGTCGTCCGGCTGCTCCTTCACCGCCGGGTTCCAGTCCTTCATCTGGTCCCAGACCGGCCCCTGCAGCACGCTCATGTGCGCCCAGAGCTGGCCGCGGGTGGTCAGCAGCGGCTCGAAGGCCTCGAGGATGCGGGTGTTCTTGTTGGACACGGCCTGCTGCTCGGAGACCCCGCACAGCAAGCGCCGCTGCTTCAGCGCGGCCTTCAGGACCGCCGGCGCGAAGGTGCCGATGCCATTGGTCTCCACCACCACCCGCGGCAGGTTGAAGCGCTCGACCAGGTCGCACAGCTGCCAGACCTGCCCGCCGATGATCCGCTTCCCGCTGGCGTCGAACTCGGCCAGCTGACCCACCAGCTGTTCGGCGCGGTGCCAGTACCGCCGGCCGAACAGGTCCTGCAGGATCACCGCCACGGCGGACACGTCAGAGCGCAGCTTGCCGCTGGCCGGGTCCCAGCGCACCGCGGCGCTGGCGATCTGGACGCCGCCCAGGAACATGGCGGTGGCGCCGTTGGCGCGCCGGATCACCGGCTCCATGTCGTAGGGGGTCATGTTCACGGGGTCCAAGCGCACCTCCTCGATGGGCTTTGCCTCCAGCTGGTACTGCGAATCCCAGCCGTTGATGGTTCGGGTACGCTTCCGGCGGTTCTCCACGTCCTCGCGCGTGAACCGCTCCGGCCAGGCGTTGCCGCTGTAGAAGTCCATCAGCGCCGCAGGAGGACGCTCGAACACCACCTCGCCGGCTTCGAGCCTGTAGTCCCGCCCCTCCACCAGCAGCCGGGCCTGCTTGCCGATGCCCAGGAACACGTACAGGCCATCCTCGGCCAGCGGGATGCGCAACGGGTAGCGCGTGCGCTCGCCGGTGTCGGTGAACCGCTGCTGCTGGGCGAACAGCGGGATTTTCAGCACCGCGGCGCCGCCTTCCTCCAGCTCGGTGTAGATCGAGTCGTGGGTGTGCGGTGTGCCGATGTAGGTGGACTGCGCGCCGGGCACGGCGATGTGCGCCGAGTCGTCGATCTTCAGGCGCAGGTTCTGCCGAGCCTCCACCGTCTTGATGTTCTTCGGCACCTCCACGTCGTCGAAGTCGATGGCGTCGGCGCGGCTACCGGTGGCGTTGGAGTTGACGCCTACCGCCTGCATGGATGGGTTGCGCGCATCGGTGGCGCCGTTCACCCAGAACTGCTGCGCGCCGGGCTTGCGCGGCAGCATGCCGGCACAGAGCGGGTGGTGCCGCAGGACATTCAGCGTGTCGCGGGTCAGCTTCGTTGCCAGGGGATCGTCAGCCGCCCAGATCAGCGAGCGCGACGCCCGGTTCCGGTACAGGCCATAGGCCTTCCACACGGCGTAGATGGTGGACTTGGCCGCGCCGCGGAACACCATCAGCAGCCGGTTCGGCGCGCGGCAGGTGTCCAGCCACACGCAGATGCGGACGTGCAGCATGGGCACCGCCCACCGCTGGCGCCGCGCCCAGATCAGGAAGAACGTGAGGAAGTCGACTTCACGTTCCACTGCTCACCCGGCCGGACTTCTGCATCTTCGCCAACAGCTTCTTCGCCTCGGCCTCCGCCTCGCGGATCTCGGCCTCCATCGGATTCTCGCCTTCTTCCTCCGGATCGGCGCCGCCGGTCGGCCCATTGCGCTGGACCATGCCGATCAGCGAGCCGATGCGGATGGCCAGGCTGATCGTGGCCACGGCGTTCTTCTTGCACCAGTAGCGGTCGCCGCGCTCCTGCTGGGTCAGGTCCTTGGCTTGGATGCCAGGTGCCGTCCAGGTGTCCGGATCGGCTTCCCGCAGCACCTCGTCCGTCAGCTTTTCCTCCAGGTCCTGCAGCCTGCGGTATTGGTCCTCGCGCATGTCATTCTCCCGCGGCGGTTTCGAGGTTCGGGGCGCGCTCCGGCGTCGCCTCGCCAGGCTCCCACCAGAAGCCCTGCCCCCATTCCTTCTGGGCCTTCCGGCGCATCCTGCGCAGGTAGCCCGGGGACAGCTGCTCCTGCAGCTCGTGCAGCAGCATGTGGTCCACCGCCGCGCGCAGGTACCACAGGTTCACGAACGGCATGTTCCCCTTCGTGAAGCGCAGCACCTCGGCACCGAAGTTGCGCCGGGCATCGTCGGCCTTGCCCTCGTCGGCCAGCACCCAGCCGGCGCCCTTGCGCGCGATGTTGAAGGCGTCCATCACGTTGCCGAACACCGGCCCGAGCAGGCTGGTCCAGTTGGCCTGGCCGCCGCGCGCCTCGCCGCCCATGCCGGTGTAGAGAATGTCGCCGAACACGCCCAGGCCGCCGCCCTGCGCCGCCGCCGCGGCCCAGAATTTGCCGGTGGTCATGTCGCGCGGGTCCTTGCCCTGCACGATGTCCTTCAGTTGCATGGACACCGCGCCGAACAGCTGCAGGCTGGCCATCATCGCCACGCTATAGGCCACCTTGCCCTGGGCGGTAGGGATGTTGCGCAGCCGGCGCAGGTGCTTGTCGACGATGGCCATGGGGAAGGACTTGAACAGCATCAGCGAGCGCAGCATCTCGCCGCCGAAGGTGCCGGCCTTGGTCCCTTGCTGGATGGTCGCGCGGGTGGTCAGGTCCGGCGCCAGCACCGCCGTGCGGGCCTCGCTGTCGATGTACCCCAACAGGCGCGCGGTCGCCCGGTTCAGGTCGGCCTCCGGCACGCCCTCGATGGCACGGATACTGTTCTTCGTCAGCATGCCGTCCTGCGCCTCGGCCATCTGCCAGATCTTCCAGTCCGCCTCGGTGACGCCTGCCGACTCCAGCCGGCGGCGGCCGAACTCGTCCAGCACGCCCCAGTCGGTCATCCGGTGCCGCTCAAGCGCCCGGGACAGAGTCAGCGCGAAGCCGCGGCGCAGGCCGTTGGTCCAGCCCTCCACCAGCGTTAGCTTCATGGTGGTGTTGGCCAGCTTCGCGGTCCAGCCCTGCGCCAAGTTGCTCTGGTGCCAGCGCGCCATCTCCCCGGCGATCTCGTCCATCCCCAGCGCCAGGTCCTCGGCGCTCGCCTTGGCGTGCTTACCGAAGCCGCGGACCAGCGACTTCATGCCCTCGCCCAGCGGGATGCCGGCCGACTTGCCAACCAGCACCTGCAGCGGCGCGTCCGTGAAGGACGACAGCAGCACGCCCTGCAGCTTCGTGGCGGTGGTGAAGTTGCGCACGCCCTGGAAGAAGCGGGCCATGCCGGCGCTCACCGGCTGGGCGGTGGTTCCGGTCAGCGTGTCCCAGGTCATGTCGAGGGTGGCCAGCTCGTGCCACGCCGCGCGCGCGCCGGTCACGTTGTCCAGCTTCTCCGCGGTGTCCTTCAGCAGCCGGTAGGTGGTGTTCGGGTTGGCACCGAATTCCTCCATGAGGCCGATGTTCTTGGACATGCCGCCCACGTGGCCGCTGATCGACTCCAGCAGCGAGCCGCGGCCGAAGCTGTCCACGTAGTCCAGATGGGCATCGGCGTCCTTGAAGTGCAGCACGCGGTGGGCGTCATCGAAGCGGCTGGCGCGCGACCCCTGCCCGGCCGTGCCGGGGACCATCTTGTTCCGGCCCTCGGTGCTGATCGTGTCGTAGGCGCTTTCCAGCAACTTCAGCACCTCAGCATCGCCCATCGGCGCGCCGTCCTCGGTCACGTACCGCTCGCGCTTCAGCCGCGGGAAAACGAAGTCCATCCACGCCTGCTTCCCCGCGCGCGCCACGCGGCCCACGTCGTGGGGCTGCGGCAGGTAGCCATAGTCCAGCTGCCCGATGTCGGTGCCGGCGGCGTTAGAGCGCAGCCGCATGTCCTCCATCGCAGCCAGGTAGGCCTGCGCGGCCTTGGACATGACCGGGTTGCTGGTGTCGCCATCCATGACCGCACGCGCGAAGGCGCGGACGTTTTCCGGGTTCTGCATCAGGCCGAAGAACTGCGGCTCCACTGAGTGCACTGCGTCGGCGATCTCGGCCATGTACTCGTTGCGGACTCCGCCCACGTAGTCGTCGGCGGTGCGCATGCGCTCAAACAGTGCGGCATGGTGCGGGTTCTTCACGCCCTGGGCCTTCAGCTGCGCGGCGCGCGCCTCCATGCGCTGGACCTCGCGCACCTGCGCCACCAGCCGGGAGGCCTTGCGGTCGGCGGCCTTCTGGGCATCGGCCAGTGCTTCGGCCTGGGCAGCTTCGGCGGCGCGCTGCATCCGCTGCTCGCGCGACAGGCCGCCCCAGCCCTTCTCGGTCCTGGCCAGCTGGCGCAGGTGGCGCATCAGGTCCGCCTCCACCTTCGCCACCATGGCTGCGCTCGGTGCCCGGCCGATGGCCGCGGCGACTTCTTCGATACATGCGGGTTGCATCATCCCCTCCGGAGGAAGCAGCTCACGGCTGCGCTGTAGGCTTCTGCGTCGGTCGACGCCTGGTTCAGTTCGGCTTCGATGGCGGCCACCTCGTCGGCCAGGCTGCGGTAGGTCGTGCCGCCGTCCTCGCCGACGTTGACCACGGCGTCAGGCATCTCGGCGGCCGCCTGGCGCGCAGCGTCCACCGCGCCGCCCGGGCGGGCTTCACCGGCGGCGGCCGGCTGTCGTGGTAGGCTTCGCTCCGAAGCACCCCGGCCGACCTGCAGAAATTCGGCTGCTGCGTGAGCCGGCTCCGGCTGGCGATGAGGATGAGGGTTCTGCCGCCCCTCCGGCCGGGTTGCTTCGATCTCCTGGGCTTTCGCCCGCGCCTTGGTCACCGCGCTCTCGCGCACCGTCATCGACGTGACCACGTCCACGCCCTTCCCGTTCGCCGCGATCTCCACCACGGAGACGCCGTCCTTGCCGCGCGTGGAGCCACTGGGCGCGTCCCCCAGCACCAGCCATGCCCGCTTCGGGTTGGTCGGGTTGGGCAGCACCTCGTCGGCGCGCAGCGTGCCGTCCTGCAGCCGCTCGATCATCGGCCTGGCAATGTCCGGCCGGCTGTCGTGGATGTGCTTCAGGGCGCGCGCGGACACGCGCACGTCCCGCAGGCCGTCGTGGAAGTCCGGCAGGTACTGCGCCAGGCCGGCGGCCGTGTAGTCGTCCATACGGCCCACGCGGAACAGCACGTCGGGCATGGCCGCCTTGTCGCCCTTGCCCAGCGGCGCCACCACGCGGTCGTAGAACGCCAGGGTCTGGTCGAAGTCGTAGGCCGTGCCCGGGGCGTAGGTCGGCTGGCCGGCCGCGTCGACTTCCGCAGTGCGGCCGGTGCGCTCGGCGAATACCTCGAACGGTTCCAGATCGGGCAGCGGCTTCGGCGGCCGGGCCTGCTCTGCCACCTCTACCCCGGCGCGGCGCGCGCGCTCGTCCCAGTTGGCGATGGCCTCGCCCTTCGTCTTGCCCTTCAGGTAGGGGTTGGCGGCCAACTGCTCGGCGGTGATCAGCCGCTCCATCGGCGCATCGTCCGGCGCGCGTGCGAAGCGGCGTGCAGACGCCGGCCCGAAGTGGTGCGCGGCATAGAGCGTGTGGTGGTTCACCGGCAGACCCGCCTGCTCCAGCATCGCGGTGTTCTGCGCGTCCAGTGCCGCGACCATCTCCGCCGACTTCGCCGGGTCGCCGCGGGCGGCCAGCAGCTCCGCATCGGACATACCCTGCGCCCAGGCCGGCTTCTCGCTGGCGACGATCCGGCGCCATGTGCCGGCCGTGAACTGATCGATGCCGAAGGCCGACGATGCCTGGTTGGCCGCATCCACCCTGCCGCCCGACTCCAGCGCGTGGCGGTAGGCCGCGTAGTTCGGCGCCACCGCCGCCGGCGTTGCCTCCACCGGCAGCAGGAAGTCGGCCGGGTTGATGGTGTCGACCACGTTCACCGGCTCGCCGCGCGCCATCTGGTCGAAAGCCTGCTCCAGCGCCTGCTGGCCGCGCACCGCCGCGGCATCGTTCACCGGCGCCGCCGGCATGGCCTTGCGCTGGAAGCTCTCCGCGTTCCTGCCGGTCAGCACCGCGTCGCGCTGCGGCAGCGGCGCCTTCGGGGCGGAAACGTGGGCCAGGCCGCCGAACACCAGACCGGTCAGCAGGTCAACGCTGCGCGCCTCCACGTCCGCCGGGTTGAACGCCTCGGCTTGCTTGTCGTTGCCGGCCGCCTTCAGCGCCGCGTACTGCGCGCCGGAGGATGCAGCGCCAAGGGCAAGGTTCGCGCCTGCGCCAGTGGCCAGCCGCTGCGCCAGCGTGGTGCCGAACGCCGCCGGCAGCTTGAAGCCGGCCAGCGTGGACACCGCGCCGATGGTGCCCACAGCCGCCGCGGTGCCGGGCGCCACGCCCTCCTTCACCAGCGCCGCCGGGCGCTCCAGGCCTTCGGTTGCCGCCAGCAAGGCGGGATTGCCACCGGCCGCCGCCAGCGGCAGCGCGATCTCGGCCAGGCCACCAAGCACCCGGCCGGCGGTGCCGGTCTCGGTGGCGCTGGGCGCCCAGTAGTCCACGGCGGCTTGGCCGGTGTCCTCCACCACGCTCTGGAAATAGCTGTCCTGCATCGCCGTCGTGGCGCCGCGCCGCGGGTTGGCGATGCCCTGCTTTTCGAGGAAGTCGGCCACGTCGTCGGTGGCGAACGAGGACAGGTAGCTGTCCGTGGCGATGGGCGCCGCCGCGCCGGCTACCGACAGCGCCGTTCCCGCGCGCGCGCCGCCGCGCAGCACTCCGCGGCCGACTGCGGCACCCAGCCCTCCGAAGAACCCCGGCTTCACCGTCGACAGGTCCAGCGGGTTCAGCGCCGCCTGCTCGTCCAGCGCACGCCGGCCCTGCGGGTCGAGATCGAAAACGCTCATCGGCCGCTCCCGGTGATGGTGATGGTCAGGGGCTTGCCGTCCTTGCCGGCCAGGAACTCGCGGCCCCGGGTCACGTAGAACGTGCGCTCCCCGATCTGGCGCAGCCCGTAGGCGCCGAAGTTGTTGACGACGCTGTCCGGCAGCTGCGCGGCGCGCGCGGCCTGGGTGAAGGCGGTCTCCACCTCGTCCTCGAAGTAGTCGGCGCTCATGCCCCATGGCGCCAGTACCTCGCCGTTTCCGTTCACGTCAGCAACCTCGCCCAGCGCCGCGGTGATGGCGCGCTGGAGGCGCTTCGGGTCAACCTCTCCGGAATGGTCACCCTCGGCCGATGACTGGCCGGTGTAGTAGGCGCGCACCGCCTGCATGGCCACGTCCGCGGCGCCGGGCCGGCCGGAGAACAGCGTGCCGGTGGCGCTGGTGAACGCCTCGCGGAAGTCCCGCTCCGGCGGCAGCGGGAACTTGTTGTCGCCCTTCCCCTGCAGCAGGCGGTTGCCCTCCAGCATGGTGGCCGCCACGTCGCGCGCGCCGGCCGTCACGTTCGCCGAGAAGGTGTGCTTCTGCAGCGTTACCGCGGCGCGCTCCTTCGCCGACAGCATGCCGGCGTAGGCCACTACCGGCTCGTCCGGCGACAGCTGCTGCATCACCGCGCTGAACACCTTGTCGTCCATGGTGGCCGTGCGCAGCTGCGCCAGCATGTCCACCTGCTGCGTGGCGGTGGATTTCTTCATGGTGTCGGCCAGCGCCTTGGCCTCCTGCGGCAGCAGCACCGCCATCTGCACGTCGCTTCCGTAGCGCTTGCGCATCGCGTCGATGGTCGCCGCGCGCTCCTGCAGCTGCGCCCCCACCTCCCACGCGCTGGTGGGATCGGCCAGCGCCTCCAGCTTCAGCGGCTCGACCTCGCCTCCCTCACGGCTGGCGTTGAACAGCAGCGGGGTTTCCTTCAGCTGCTTCTGTGCCGACTCCACCGCCGCGCGCGTGCGATCCAGGTTCTGCTTGCGCGCTACCGTGCCGCCCTTGGTCATCAGCTCGGCCTCGGCCTTCTGCAGGTAGGTGGCCTGCTGGTCCGCCGGCATGCGCAGCACCTCCTGCACCTCCTTCTCCGACTGCAGGCGCTCGTTGAACTGCTGCTTCAGGTCGCCGGAAGCATCGGCGAACACGCCGGCCCAGCTGGTCCACATCTCAGGCGTCCCGGGAACGCCGCTGGCGATCTGCCGGTCGATCTGGTCCAGCACGCGCTGGGCCTTGGCGTCGGCTCGGTCGGCCGTACGCTCGGCGCGGTCCTGCAGTGCCTGCTGCCGGATCATGACCTGCGACAGCAGCGCGTTGCGCTTCTCCGGGTCCAGCTTGTCGGCGTAGTAGCCATCGGCCGCCGACAGGTCCTGCTCCAGCTGCTTCAGCTGCCCGGCGTCCTCCCGCCCAAAGATGGCGCGCTGGGTGGCCTGCGTCGTCCAGGCCGCGTCGGAGAAGTCCTGCAGGCGCTTGCTGACCACCGCCTGGTCCAGCCCAGCCTGCTGCGCCAGCGGGGCGAACGCGCGCGCCCGCTCGATCACTGCGCCGATGTCGGCCCCGGGCATGCCGGAAATCTTGCCCAGCTTGTCCAGCGCGGCGTCGAACTGGCCCTTGAAGTCCGCGCGCCGCGCGTTGCGCACAACCCGCTCCATCGTCTGGGCGCCGCCGGCCTTGGTCCGTTCGATTCCGCGGTTGTAGGCCAGCTGCAGCGGCTCTGGCAGGCCGGCGATGGCCGGAACCTCGATCTTGCCGATGGCCTCCTGGTAGCGGGCCTGCGCCTCGGCGTAGGGAACCGATCCGGTAGCTACGTCGTCCTCCATCGTGCGCGTGGCATTGTCCACCTGCAGCTCGTAGTCCAGCTGGGCGTTGGCCGCTTTCGCGCGCGCCAGCCCTTCGGCTTCCTCGTCCTGCTGGTGCTGGTAGCGGCCGGCCAGCTGCATACCGGTGTTGGCCAGGTCGCCGACCGCACGGGACACCGCATCCAGTCCCTGCCCGCTGACGCGCGTGTGCGCGACGGGGGCCGTGGTGGACCCCTGCCCGAAGTTGCCCATGGGAATGCGTGCCATCAGCGACCCCCTGCCTTCTTCCAGCCCTTGCCGGAGTTGGTACCCGCGACCAGCAGCGTGTTCGTGGCGTTGAGGTAGCCGGCGGTCTGCGCACGGCTGCCGGCCATGCGTGAGCCTTGGGCGTCGGCGTTGAGCCGCGCGGCGCGGTCACGGCCACCGGCCAGCGTCAGGAAGGCATCCTCGCTGGAAGCCCTGCCGATCTCCTGGTCGATCTTCAGCGCGGTGCCGCTGGTCACGTCGACGCCGGATGCCGCCAGCGCGGCGATGGCCTCCGACTTCTGCTGCTTGCCGGCCTTGCGGATGCGCTCTGCCTCCACACGCGCAGCGCTCTGCTCTGCGCGCGCGTCGGCCTCGGCCTGCGCGGCCAGGTAGTTGTTGTAGTTCTTCTGGGTCTGCCCCTGGTGGACGGCGGCGCCGGCCCCCAGCAGCGCGCCGCCCAGCATGACGATCTCGACGCCGGTGCACATGGTCAACCTCCCTTGAATTCGAACACGGTGCCCACCGGCACGAAGCCTAGGCCGCAGTACATGCGCGTGGTGGCCTCCAGATGGACGCCGGTGGTGATGCCCGCGTCGATAAGCACCGCGCCGCGGTCCCCGGCCCAGGTCACAAACCTGCGCAGCAGCAGCGCCGCCAGCGCGCCGCCGCGGTGCGCCGGCTCCACGAACAGGCCGAAGTCGCTGGCCACTCGCGCGTCGGTGAAGTAGTGCGGCGCGCACCAGCCAGCGAACACGCCCACCACCTGCCCCGCCTTCTCGGCCACCAGCAGGCAACCATCTGCGCCATCGATCAGGCTGGCGAACAGGCCGGCCATCTTCTCCGCGCTGTACGGCAGGCCGCGGTAGCGGGATTCGGCGTGCATCTGCTCGCCCAGGATCAGCAGCCGCGGGATGTCGGCATGCGTTGCGTCTCGGATCATTGGTTCACCGTCATGGTCGTGATGACCGCCTGGAGGTGGAACGGGTACGGGTGCGGCTGGACGATCTCCACGTCGAAGTCGCCCAGCCCCCAGCCCAGCTGTTCGATGCGCTCGTCGCCGGTCAGCAGCGGCGGCGGCCTGTCCAGCACGCCCAGCCCGGTCTTGCGCGCGAAGATGGTCTGTCCGTTGACCTTGGCGCCCACCGATTCGAGGAAGCGCAGAACGATCTCGGAGATCCGCACGTTGCTCGACTGGATGCTGCCGGTAGCGCCGAATGCCTCCGGCCGCAGCAGCTTCACGCGCGGGGTGAAGGCCAAGCCGATCTCGATGGCGTGCGCCGGCCGCTCGATGGTGATCTGACCGCCGGTCACCAGCCGGTGGGCCAGCTCGACGCCGTCGGCCTTCACCTTCACCGTCAGGCCTTCCAGATGGTCCAGGCCAAGCCATACCGTGTCGCCGGCCTCGCTGATGGCGGTCACCGCGCAGTCGGTCAGGAGATCGGCATCGAACCGCTCGATGTAGCGGCGCGGCTGGCCGTCCACCTGCCGTTCCACGATGGCCCAGACCTGGTCGGAGTCGTCGCCGGGGAGCGTGGCCACGGCCAGGAACCGGCCGGCGGTGATCTGGCGCGACCAGCCGACAACCTCCTGATCCCGGTCGACCGTGCAGGTCGCCAGCTGGCCATCGGTGCGCACGCAGTGCAGGAGGGAATCCGGCTCCGCAGCGTAGGCAGTTCCGCGGATGCCGGCGGCCGTCATGTGGTCGGCCAGCACCGTCAGCTCCGGCGCGCCGTACTGGTCGGAGTCGATGCGGTCAGCCGACAGGGCGCGGATCTTACGGCCGGCGCGCTGCACGAACAGCAGCTCATTGCCTACGCGCTCGGGCGAGATCAAGCTGGACCCGAACGCCGACTGGCTGCGGATCTGCACGTTGGTCGGGGTGATCGGCTTGTCCAGGCTCCCCTGCAGGGTGAACTCACCGCCGTTGGTCAGCGCCATGAGGATGCGCAGCTGCGACAGGTGCAGGATCTGGTTCTGCTGGTCGCTGGCCAGGATGAACGACACCGCGTCGTCGTCGTTGGTGCCCAGTTCGAAGTCCAGGTATTCGCCGATGCGCGAACCCCACACGGTCTGTGGGAAGCCGGGGGAGCCGCCCAGCCATAGCCGCTGCTCGAAGAACGTGCCCGTGCGCGGGTAGCCGTTCGCGCCACCCCACACCGGCGCCTGCAGCAGCCACGCCAGCGGCGGCACGGCAACCGGTGCGGCCATCTCGCGGTGGATGATTCCGGTTGCGCTCGTCGCGCTGGTCACGCCCGTGATGCGCACCAGGCCGCCGCTCATGTCGATCCAGCTGCCGACGTCGCTGGCCCGGAACCCGGCCTTGTCCAGCGCGAGGGTGATCACCTGTCCCACCGGCTTCTCCGCGCTCGGGGTGATGGTGGCCATCGGGCTGCCAGAGATCAGCCATTCCCCCGCGGCGTAGCTGGTCGAAGCGAACGGCGCCAGCACGTCGACGGTTGCGGTGGTGCCGGCGACGGCCGTGATGCGCGCCAGGCCGCCCACCGCTTCGATGTCGCGCCCAACATCGGCGGCCAGGAACACCGAACTGGCGGCGGTGATGGTGCGCCCGGTGCCCACGGCGGGGTCGCTGATGGTGATGCCCGCGGCCGGCCGCACGCCGATCTCGGCGAATGGCTGGGTGACCCACGGCACGTCATCCAGCACCCACGAGGCATCGCCGAACCGGCGCAGGCGCCGCGGCGGGTACGCCTCGTGGAACAGGAACATGGTGTCGCCGCGCTGTACGAACTCGATGGTGGAGAGGTCGGCCTCGGCGTAGTCGGTCGGGATCTCGTAGGGGACGAAGACGCCCGGGGAGGTTTCCCGCTGCACCTGCGCACCGTTGTCCAGGTACACGCGCAGGTAAGCGTCGCCCAGCTCCAGCATGTAGCGCTGCTGGCGATTGAACACGTAGGGGATCAGCTCCGCGTCCTTGTCATGGTGCTTGGCCGGCGCGGTGTAGCGCAGGCCGTAGCGGGAGCGGACGCCGCCCTGCACCAGGATGATGACGTTCTCCAGCGCCGCCGCGCCGTTGCGGTACCGGTCGATGTCGCCGCGCCCGTACAGCTTCGGGGTCAGCTCGCCGGCGGTGAAGTTGGTCTGTATGGGGGTCAGGCGCATCGGTCATCCCCCGAACCGGCTGCGCAGCAGCGGGAAGTCGCCCATCGTCTCCGGCGGATCGTCCATGCCGTCGACGGCCCTTGCCTCGCGCAGCAGCGCCTGCAGCTCGCGTTGTCGCATTTCCTCCACGCTGGTGCTGGCGGTGATCGGATAGGCCATCCGGGCAGCCATCGCCGCGGTCATCACGTCCACAAGCAGCGGGTCCCACTGTTCCTCGGACGTGTCGGCGCCGTACAGCAGCGGCAGCACCACTTCATCGGACAGCAGGTAGCGACCTTCGGTGCGGTAGGCGACCCGCTGACGGTTGCGCTCGTCGCCCACGGCCCAGGTGCGCAGCCAGTCTCCGGGGAGCATGAAGCGGTTGGCGTAGCCGAAGGCCGGCGCCGTGGCATCCGGGGATAGCAGCACGCGGCGCGCGGTGCAGTTCCAGTAGTGCCCGCGCAAGATGGCCGTGCGCACCTGCGGGTACAGGTTGGAGGCCAGCTTCGCCCGGTCAAGATTCGACCCCATCCCCTCGGCCTCGTTGAAGGACGCGATGGGCTTGGCGCCCAGGATCATCAGCGCGTTGGAACAGATCTCGACAGGGTTGGTCATCGCTGGGCCTCAAACAAAACCGGGCGCACTCGGCGCCCGGATGGTGGAACGGTGCTGTCCGGGTTCTGCTCCGGGGTCAGTTGCCGTCGATGAAGTGGCCCTTCAGCGCGACCGAACCAGCAGCAGTGGCATCGGCGGTCAGCGTGGCTGCCACGTCGTACCAGACGCCCGGGTCCGCAGCCAGGCCGAGCAGCTTCCAGATCGGCTGTTCCAGCTTGTCGACCGTGATCAGGCCCGACTCGCGGGTGACGTTGGTGCCGTCCAGCGCCGACGCCAGCGACTGCGCCGAAGCGAAGAAGTCGGCATCCACCACCGCGCCGGCGTTGCGCGTCGGCAGGTCATACAGGCCGATGTCCGCAGCGGCACCGGTGATCGCCGTGCACGACGCCAGCAGCGACGAAACCCGCCAACTGGAATGCAGCGAGAAGAACCGCAGCACGCTGCCGGTGCTGTCGCCGTTGGCCACCGCGATGACGCCGATGGATTCCTTGACGCGGCCGGTGGCAACCTTCGTGGACGCCTGGGTGGAGTTGGTCTGGGAGGGGATGCCGTCGCGCTGCGCGAGTGCGGCGGCCAGCTTGTTCACTACGGCCATGGTGTGGACCTCTTGGAATTGGGGATTGGCTGGATGCGGGGAAGCGAGGCGGCCGAAGCCGCCCCAGGTGAATCAAGTCTCCTGACAGGCGACCTCGACCACCTTCACTTCCTCGGAGCGCACGGCGCCGATGGCCTGCTTGCCGTACACGCGGGTGTTGAAGCCCTTGCCCGGGTCCTTGCCGACCTCGGTGGTGGTGTCCTTGCCGATGCCGAGGGTCACGCCGGACTTGGCCCAGGCCAGGCCGTAGCGGGTGGTGCTTTCCTTGTGCAGGCGCTCGGTGGGCACCCAGTTGAAGCCCATCCACTTGCCCTTCATGGTGCCGTTCTGGAGCATCTGCACGGCCAGGAAGTCGGCACTGGTAAGCGTGGTATCGGACAGCACGTCCGCCATCATCTGCGCGGTGTAGGCGAAATACAGTTCCTCGCCGTTTTCCTCGTCCGCCTCGTTCTGGCGGAACATCTTCTTGGCCTGGATGATCTTGGCCTTGGTCAGGCCCGAGGCGTTCACCGCGATCTTCTGCGACGCCGGCAGGATGATGTTGCCGCTGGTGGCACGCGATGCACCACGCATCGCCGAGATGACCACGTCATCCTTCGAACGGTTGAAGGCCGAGACCATCGCGCGCACGTAGTCGCTGGTCGGGTCGATCAGCATGCGCACCTTGTCCAGGTCGTCGATCATGTCGCCGTCTTCCCAGTCGTACAGGTCGACGAAGCGCGTGCCGTGAATCTGGTCGTTGATCGGGGTATCGCCGTGGCGGACCAGGCGGCGCTGGGCAGTACGCTGGCCCAGCAGGTTGATGGACTTGGACATGCCGGCGATGCCCGACTCGATGGTCACACAGGACTCGAGGCGGGACGGCATCTGCTGCGCAACGTGCCGGAAGTTGTCCGCGAACTGCTGCACGAAGGCTTCGGTGATCTGCTGGCTCATATAGGCTCCGAAGGGGTAAATGGGTCTCGTGCCTGCCCGGTTATCCCTGTCGGGGCCGTGCGTTCGCTGGCTACGTGCGCGGGCTTGTGCGGTTGTCCGGGTGCCACCCCGGGCCGATGGCGGCAGCATGCGTGGGGCGCGCGTTCGGATTCCCGACTATTTGCGGGAACGAAAAAGCCCCGCGCTGGGCGGGGCTTCGTTCCTCTTGCCGGACGGTCAGCGGGTCGCGGACGCGCCCAACTGCTGCTGCCGCGTGCCGTAACGCCGCTGGTACAGCTGTTCCATCTTCTGGGACAGCTGCTTGTGCTGCGGGTGCTTGGCGTCCATGTACGCCGGGTTGGCGCGGATCTCGTCGACCTGTGCCTGCCAGTCCTGCTCGGCGGCCGGGTCCGCGTTGATCGGCTTGTCCTCGCCCATCTCCGCGCCGATGCGCGCGGCGAACGCCAGGAAGTCGGGATCGTTGCCGAACTTCGCCATCAGGTTGTCGAAGCTGCCCGGCTTGCCCGGCTCGGAGCCGAAACCCTGGGCTGCACGGGCGGCACGCTGCAGGCCGGTGTTGAACTCGGAATCGTCGGTCCACACGGCGCGCAGCGCCCTGGCCGCGTCCTCGCTGCTGATCTGCCCGTTGGCCTCCAGCAGCGCCGGCATGAACTGCAGGTACTCGCCGACGAAGAACTGCATGGTCTCGTTGCTGATGCCAAGGGCGTGCGCCTTCTCGGCCAGCCCCTTGAACAGCGGGTCGCCGATGAATGCCTCCAGGTCCGCGCCCTGCACCAGCTCCTTGCCCTCGGCGTCCTTCGGTACCTCCAGCTTGTACTCGCCGGCGGTGGCCGGCACGGTGCCGCTGGGCCGGGTCTTCTCCAGTTCGGCGTAGCTGGTGGCCAGCTTACGGGCAGATGCGTCCAGGTCGAGCTGGTCGCTCCCCGCCACGTTCACCCGGAACTTCGCCGGGAGCCAGTCGGTTTCCTTTCCCGCCCCTTGTTCGAGAAGCGTGGCAGCGTTTCCCGCGGCCTGCGCTGCGGCAGCTGCTGCTGCGGCATCGGCACCACCGCCGGCGGCCGCGCCGTCGTTTTCATGGCTGTTGCTCATCGTGTTCATTGGGGTCTACTCCGTTCGCTCGGTTGATCATGCTGACGATGTGATCCACCACGGAGCGCGCGCCCTCCCGGTGGTAGGTGGTCAGGACGGCGTCGATGCCGCCCTGTAGCTGGGCCGGCCGGTGGAATCGACGAACCAGGTCTTCGAGGACCAGCGCGCCCTCGGCGTGGCTTTCGAACACCCGGGCGTACATTTGCGGGTCGACACGCTCCCGGTCGCTCATGCCGCGGCCTGCTGCCCGATGGCCTGCTGTGCTGCCCCCATGGCCAGCTGCTCCATGCCCTGCTGCTGCCTGGTCTGCTGGGCGGCCTCCTGCTTACGCTGCTGGACCTCCAGCACCTCGTCCGGCGTGCGCATGACGGCCCTCGGCACCCCGAGCCCGTCGGCGGTGATGCGCACCGCTTCGGAGGTGTTCACCTGGTCGAACACGCTGGGATCCTGCGTCGCCTGGGCGATGGCGCCGAGGTTCAGGTACAGGCGCTCGATGGCCGTCACTTCCTCCAGCCGCTGCGCGCGAGCCAGCGGGCTGACGTACTTCACCGAGAACTCGCGGTCCTGCAGCGACTGCGGCGCCTGGCCCAGCACCCCGGCGCGGTATGCGATGCCGAAGCAGCGCGTGACCAGCGGCTTCAGGTACTCGGCCTGCAGACGGCCGTAGATCGGACCCAGCAGCTGGCGGATCAGCTCCACCCGGACGTGCACCTCCGTGGCCGTCATCGCCGGGCCGTCCTGCGGCTGCAGCTGGTCGGCCATCAGGATCTTGCGGATGGCGGCCTGCAGCTGGCTCACCATGAACTCGGACAACTCGAAGTTGCTGCCGGTCTGCAGCGGCTTCATCGAGTCGACGGAGTTGGCCACGATGATCTTCTTCGGGCCGATCTTCACCGTGCGCGGATTCAGGACGCCATCGTCCTCGGCGATCCACATGCCGGCGACGGCAATGTCTGCGGCCGCGAGCTGCATGGCCTTCAGCTCGTTGAGCATCTTCAGGTCGGGCAGTGCGTCGAACGCCGGCCCCACGCCGTAGCAGCTGTTGGGGATGCGCATCCAGCGTGGCACGACACAGGGGAACTCGTGATAACCGGACTCGCGGATGACCTGGTTGGTCTCAGCCTCCACGACGGTCGAGGCGAACGGCAGGTTCTTGGCCAGGCGGGCGCCGACCACATGCACGGCGCGCGGCTCGATGGCGTGGATCAGACGCACCATTTCCTGCGGCTTGTCCTTGGCCAGCTTGCGCGTGCGCTCGCTCACCTTGTCCTCGCCGAACTGCGCCACCACCGCCTCGGCGGTCAGCTGGTGTTCGCGGTAGATCGTGTCGACCAGGCCGTCGGCGCGGGTGCTGCTGACGAAGCAGCCCGAGATGGCCCACTGCTGGAAGCTGTAGCCGCCTTCCGGCGCCTCGTCGATGTACAGCACGAACCAGCCGGCGGCCACGGCGTCCAGGCAGCCCTCGAAGCCCTCGGCGTCGAAGTTGGACTGATGGATGTTCAGCCAGATGGTGTCGGCCGCCTCGCCGAGCCAGCGCTCGTCCTCCTGCTCCGAACCGTCCACGTCCAGCTCGAACCAGCGGGAGTTGGCCGGCGTCAGGCCGGACATGATCCCCGAGGCGAGAATGCGGCAGCCGTCGGTGCCAGTGCTGTCCAGGATCTCGCCGCGCTTGCGCAGCCCCTGCTGGGCGTCCAGCTGCTGCCCGTCGAAGCCGTCGGCGCGCAGCGGATAGGTCAGCTCGAAGCACTCGCGCCAGACCCGCTCATGGATCTGGCGCTTGGACCGCAGCTCGTTGAGGCGCTTGCAGATGCGGGTACCGGAGCTCATCAGCCACCGCCCAGGGAAGACTTCCCGACGGCGCCGGCCAGCAGCGACGGGGTGCCGGCGCTGCGCGACAGGCCAGCGGCGCCGAGGGTCAGGAGGGAGGATTCACGGCGGCGCTTACGGCGCGCGGCCAGTTCGAGATTGGACTCGGTCGCGGCCTTGGCCTCGGCCTGGCGCTGCTCGGCTTCCAGGTCGCGCTCGACCACCTTGGGGGCTTTGCGGGATCCGCACATGGGCGTCAGGCCTTCGGGGTGGGCTCGGGTACGACCCAGCCGGCATCGGTCAGCACCGGTGCGGGCTGGGTGTCGGTGCGCACCGGGCCGCGCGCGATCTCCGGTGCGGCCGGGGCTGTCTGGATGGCCGGGGCCGGCGGGACGACCGGCGGCGTGTTGCGCTTCAACTCGGCGTCGATGGCCGACAGCACCGTGGAGCGGTTCTTCGCTGCGGTCTCGAGATCGCGCAGCTGCTGCAGCTGGGCATCGGTCCAGCGCGGCAGGGTCTTGATCAGCACGTCCGCGTTGCCGTTCACCAGGGTCATCATCTCGGAGCGGGCTTCGCGCTCGGCGACCTGCTCCGGGGTGTCCTGCTGCTCGGACGGCGCCTGGTCGGCAGACTCGCTCTGGCTGTCCGTGGTCGGGGCGGTCTGCTCCGGGGCGGCCGGGGCTTCGCCCGGGGTCTGCGGCTTCAGGTCGGCGGGTGCGGGCATTGGGGAATCTCCGAAGGGACGCGGCGAGTGTTGCCGCCGGCACCGGACGGGTTCCCGAACATTTCCCCTACACCGGCCCCAGCCGCGGCACAGCCTCAGCTGGCTTCCCGGTGATGCCCACCCACAGCGCCACCAGCTTCTCGCCGTCCGCAAACTTCGGCTCTGCCCCCTGCTTCCATCCCTGCACCGTCGACTTCGGGATGCCGATGGCTGCCGCAGCGGACGACGCCGGAACGCCGCAGCGGCCCAGGTCCACCAGCACCTGGAACCAGTCGACGCGCTCGGGCTCGGTCGCCAGCCGCCGCATGTCAGGCCGCCGCCCCGCTGCAAACGTGCGCGCGCGCGCGAGGATCGGCAGAGGTGGGGGCATCCCACAGCGAGCGAGCAATGGCGATGAACTCGATCTCGACTTCGACCCGTGCGCCCTTCTCGTCGGGCTCCATCCGCTCCAGCACGATCCGGCGGTGCTTCTTGTCGTCCACCCAGGCCACGCCGTTCAGGGCGTCGGACAGCACCTTCTCGCAGTTGCCAAGGTCGATGCACTGGACCGTGTCGTCCCACGTCTCCGGGTCGCGGCGCGCGCGGCGTGCCCAGTCCTGCGGCCGGTTGGGATACAGGCGAATGGTCAGGGCGGTGCGGCCAGGGTGCGGCTGCCGAATGCCGGCGGCCTTGGCCATGTGCGCCACCACCGCCTTGTAGTCCTTGGCCTCCTTCGACAGGAACACAGCCGCCCGGCCCTTGATGGTGCCGTGGCGCCAGTAGCGATTCGCGCTGGGCGGATACGGTAGGACCAAGGCAATCATGCGCCGCTCCTCTGGTTGAGCCGGCGCAGCGTCACGTTCAGCGCGGCGAGTTCGTCCATCTTCTTGATCAGCCACATGCGCTTCTGGCCGTGCCAGCCGTTGAAGCTGCCTTGGTGGCAGTCCTTGCACAGCGCCACGGTCGTGAAGTGCTGGCCCTGGTTGATGTGGTGGGCGTCGCTGGGCCGGGGCGCGTCGCAGACGCTGCACGGCAGGTCCTTGACCGCCTTCAGGTGCGCTTCCTCGGCCGCGGTTAGCGGCTTGGAGTTCTTCGAGCGCATCAAGCCACCCTCCGCGGCTGCTCGCCGTAGTCCCGGTACCGCGGCTCGTTGAGCCGCACGCCGTTCTCCACGGCCCAGGCCTGCGCGAAGGTGATCAGGTCCGCCATGTCGCCCACGGACATCGTCCGGGTCTGCACGGCCAGGTTCACCACGCTGGCGCCGTCCAGCGACGGCACAATGTCGCCCTGCTGCCGGCTCTCGGTGCGCGCCCAGGCGTCGACCAGCAGGCGCTTCCAGCCCTCCTTGTCGATCCAGCGGCCGGCCCACTGCCGCTGCTGGGCGATGTCCTCGCAGATGGCGTGGAGCATCGCGTTCTGCTCCAGGCTGCGGGTGGACTTGCACTCCTTGACCTCGACGCGGACGGCCCGGCCAAGCTCCAGGTACTGGCAGGCAAAGCGCCAGGCCGCGGCCATGCGGTCCCGGGCGTTCTCGGCCCGGAGGATGAACGTGGTCATGCCGCGGCCTCCCCGAACTCGTCGGACGCGCTGCGGTTGACGAACGACGTGGAGCCGCCGTGCCAGGTGCAGTACACCGTGCCGATGTTGCCGTGGCGGTTCTTCACCACGTTGATCTCGGCCGGCGAGCGCTCGGCCTGCGGATTGGACAGGTCGCGCCACAGCATCATGATCTGGTCGGCCTCCTTCTCGATCTCGGAGCTGTCGGCCAAGTGCTTCATCTGGGCCCGCTCGCCGTCGGCCTCGCGGTTGACCTGGGCCAGGGCGATCACCGGGATGCGCAGGTCGCGGGCCAGGTTTTTCAGGCTGCGGGCGATGTGCCCGACCTGCTGGTACTTCGGCGCGCGCGCCATCGCCGAGACCTCGATGCGCTGCAGGTAGTCGACGTACAGCGCCCGGATGCCGAACTGGTGCTTCCAGCGCCGCGCCTCGCGGATCACCTCGGTGATGTCCGGCGACGGCCGGTCGTGGATCTTCACCGGCAGCCGGCCGTAGGTGTCCGCCGCAGCCATCAGCGCCGGCACATCGTCGCCGCGGAACTTGCCGGCGCGCAGCCGGCCCACGTTGACGTTCGAGCCGGCCGCCAGCCAGCGCAGGCCCACCTGGTCCGCCGGCTGCTCGCCGGAGATCAGGCCGACCGCCCCACCCTTCGCACCGCTCGCGGTCACGCCCAGCAGGAACCCGGTCTTGCCCATTGCCGGCCGCGCGCCGACCACGATCAGGTCGCTGTTGTGGAAGCCGCCCAGCGTGTCGTCCAGGTCGTGGATGCCGGTGGCCACACCCACCAGCCGGCCGCCGTTGCGCTGCGCCTCCATCGCCTGCGCCATCGCGGCGTCCAGCGCGCTCTGCGCGGTGTGTTCGTAGCTGCGGTCGGCGGTGTGCAGCGCCATCAGCCGCTGGATCGCGTCGTCGACCGCGCCCTCCTGCCGGGCCTGCGCGCCGTCCTGCAGGTCTCGGGCAATGGCCAGCGCCTCGCGGTCACGCCAAGCCGTGGCCAGGATGCCCGCCTGGTAGGCTGGCTGGCTGGTCGGGTACAGGTCCGACGCGCAGCCGATGGCCATGGCGAGTTCCTGCATCCGGCGGTTGCCCATGCGCTCGGCGACCTCGGCGACCGTCACAGGCTCCACCGGCACGTTCCCGCCGTCCAGCGAGCGGATCAGTTCCCACAGCTGGCCGTGGGCTTCCGAGGCGAAGTGGCACGGGTGCAGCGGCATTTCCGCGATGCTCGACGGCCGGGCCATGGCCGTGTGCAGCACCTGCCGCTCGATGTGGAAGATCGCGTCCGCGCTCATGCCTGCAGCCTCGGCAGGGATGGCGCACCGCGCTGCGGCTGGGCCGGTGCAGCTGCCCGCGGCGCCTGGTTCTGCGCCCGGGACAGCCAGCCGTTGACGAACTTCAGCGCCCCGCTGCGGGTCTTGCGGTTCTTCGAGTTGGCGATGCACCAGGCCTTCAGCGCCTTGGCCTGCTGCAGCACGTCGATAGCCGGGTACAGCTGCTGGAACTCGTCCACCTGCTGCTGGCTCAATCCGAACTCGGAGCCGTCGTTCAGCAGGAAGCTGATCACCGGTGGCTCTGCCGGCAGCAGGTCATCGGCCGGAGCCGGCTTGGCCGGCGCAGCGCAGGAGCTGTTTTCCTCTTCCCTTCCTTTCCCTGTTCCTTTCCCTTCAGGTGATGAGGACTCACTGAGTTCTGCGTGAGTGGTAACTGAGGCCTCCCACGCAATGCCTATCATCTTGATTTTGCTGGGAGTCGGACGATTCACGCGCTGGTGTTCATCGAATTTGACGACCCGGCCGTACCGCTTTCCGTCCTCGCCCCTGCCGATCTGGATGTAGCCGATTTCGACCAGCTGCTGGAGGCTTGTTTGAGTACTCACTGAGGACTCACGGAGCGGCAAGCACTCCGATTTCACCAGCGCGGGGTTGGCGTTGAAGTAGCCTTCGTCATCGGCATAGCCGAGCAGCGCAGCCGCCAGCATGTGGGTGATTTCCGGCAGCGCGCTCAGGTCCTCGTGCTTCCAGAACTCGGGCTTGATGGTGCGAATCCTGGCCATCACGCACCCCGCAGAAGCTGCAGGCAGCCGGCGATGTGCCAGCGCTGCTGGACCAGCCAGATGGCCCTTTCCAGGGGATCGGTCATGTACTTCATGCGGCCGTCCTCATCAGCGCGGCCAGGCGCTGCACGTCGCTGACGCCGTCCAGGGCGCGCTGCAGGTCCAGATACTGCCGCAGAAGGTTGGTGCCAGTGGCGGCGCACAGCGGGCCGATCAGGCGGTGCGGGATCGGCGCGGAGCCGGTCTGCATCCGCGACACGTAGCTGCGGCTGCGCCCGATGCAGGCCGCCACGTAGTCCAGCTTGTGCCCACCGGCAGCGATGGACACCGCCAGCGCCTGGGCCTCGCTCTCGATCTGCCGAACGACCTTGGCCGGGGCATTGGCCGGTGCCTTGTGCATCCCGAACGCGAGCGGCAAAGGCCTTTGGTTGCAGGAGGTTTCATGAAGTTTCAT